AAAGATGGTGCTCAAAACCATTAACGAAATACAGAAAGACCTCAACTAATGGCACTGTCAATCCCCATCATCAGCGAGTTCCAAGGCGGTGGCGTAGATAAAGCCATTAAACAATTCCAGCAACTTGACGGCGTAGGCGCAAAGACAGGCTTCGCACTCAAAAAAGCGTTTCTGCCTGCCACGGCTGCGCTCGGTGCTTTAACCGCTGGCATCGGTCTCGCCACTAAGGCTGCAATGGAAGATGAAGCCGCACAGCTTGAGTTGGCTCGCCAGTTACGCACCACCACACAGGCAACAGATGCCCAGATCAAAGCAGTAGAGCAGTCGATTAGCGCGTTTAGTAAGCAGACCGCGATGGCTGACGATCAGCTGCGCCCAGCCTTGGCGAACCTTGTGCGCGCTACAGGATCGCTTGAGTTGGCACAGAAAGCAATGTCGGTCACTGCTGACCTTGCTACCGCCAAAAACATTGACATGGAATCTGCCAGCGTCGCAGTATCTAAAGCCCTAAACGGTCAAGTCAGCGCGCTCATTAAGTTAGACCCATCGCTTAAAGGTGTTATTACATCAACATCGACTGCCGATGAGGTTATGGCTGCGCTTAATGCCACGGTCGGCGGAGCAGCTGAGACTTTCGCCAACAGTGCTGAGGGCGGTCTGAAAAACTTTGGCATCCAAATGGACGAACTTAAAGAGAGCATCGGAGCCGCGTTTATTCCTGTCATGGAAAAACTGCTGCCCTATGTGCTCGACTTTACGACCTTTCTGCAAGACAACACCAAAGCCCTGCTCATCGTTGTTGGCGCGATCGCAGCAATGACCACAGCCATCGTGGCAGCCAATGTCGCCATGAAGGCATACAACGCATTCCAGTTAGTTGTTACCGCTGGCAACGCAGTGCTAGCAGGATCATTTACTACCGTCTCGGCATCGGCTGGCATCTTGACTAAGGGCTTAGGCCTAGTGATGATTACGCTTGCCGCGCTTTATGAGCTGTACCGCGAAGGCCCTCGAGCAATAGCCGAGTTCATGCTGCCCTTTAAGCAGTTCGCTGTCGGCGTGTACAACTCGGTCAAAGTAGTTGCCAACGGCGTAAACCAGATCATTAACGCTGCCATCATCGGACTTAACCAACTAATCAACGCGCTGAATGTGATACCGGGTGTCAGCATAGACCTGATCCCACTTGTGCCAATGCTTGAGTACACGGCTCTGCCAACACTGGATGCAATTACTAGCGGCGCTACAGGCTCAGGCTTTGCCCGTGAAGGCGGCACAGGGTCAATCGGCAACAGCCCTATGGCAATGATCGAGTCAGCCTTAGTCGCACCAGCCCCAGCAACTGGTGGCGGTGGCGGTAAGTCCTCGAGCGTCCTAGACCTATCTAAGAATTATGCGGGCAACCTTGGTGGCAATTACGGCATCACAGGCAACGCAGCAGACTTCTCCAGCCTGTTTGATCAGTTCATGGTCGAACGCGGCACACCAATTACAGTCAATGTAAACGGCGGTCTAGCAACCTCAGCAGACATCGGGCGCGCTGTAGTCAACAGCATTAAAGCCATGAACCGAGTGGACGGCCCAGCACAAATACAGGTCGCCTAATGGCTGCCACGATCGTCCAGTCAGGGTCTTACGACCTCACGATCGCTACAGGCTTCCTTGTAGACGCGTTCACGCTCGACGATCCAGTGAAGGGCTTGCTGGACTCGCCTGACTATGTACTAGACGGCTCTACAGAGTTCGCCTCGGTGATCGACGGCGCTACAGGCATCAGCGTGTTTCGTGGACGCAGAGACATTGGCGACCAGTTCACTGCTGGCACGATGAGCTTTGATCTAAACGACACATTTACGGGCGGCATTTTTAATCCGTTTGATACTTTGTCGCCCTATTGGAACACCGATGAGGCTGTGCCGGGTCTAGCTCCTATGCGCAAAGTCGTGCTCAGCCGTGAGGGTGAGGAACTGTTTAACGGCTACATCGTTGACTACTCGTACAACTTTAATCTTGGCGGTCTCGACACAGTTTCTGTTGCTTGCGCCGATGACTTTTATCTGCTTAGCCAAACCTATCTCAACGAATTTAATGTTACCGAGCAACTTGCTAGCGCTCGACTAGTTGCCCTATTGGCACGACCTGAGGTCAATGCGTTTCAGCTGCCGGGTCAGCAGAACATTGAAACCTCAACGATTACCCTTGGCGGCGCAGCTGCCTACACCGTCCCGAACGGCACATCGGTCGCCGCGTACACAGCCAAAATAAACGAGTCAGTACAGGGACGCATCTTTATTGCCCGTGACGGCGTGTTCACATTCCAAGACCGCATCGGCAGCACACTTTCAGCGTCAGCAGCCGACTTTCATGATGACGGCACAGCAATCCCTTACGACAATGTGGGCATCAGCTTTGAGGCCAACCAAGTAATTAACCGAGCATCGGTAGCCCATGCTGGTGCATCTAGCCCAGAGATCGCTGAGGACTTAACCTCGCAGGCCACTTACTTCATTCAGACCACAGCCATCTCAGACGCGCTAGTCCATAACGACGCAGCAGCCCTTGATCTTGCCAATTACCTGCTCGTAGGCCAGCCAGAAGCGCGTTACACGAATGTGTCAACCCTGTTTGCATCCCTTACCGATGCCCAGCGCGACACTGTGGCAGTCCTCGAGATCGGCAACACGGTCACCATAGAAAAGTCGTTTACTAGCGGCGTGACGATTACATCGCTGGCACAGGAACTAGCCATTGAGGGCATCCAGCATGAGATCGATCTCTCAACAGGCCACCGCATCACCCTGTTTACTTCGCCCACGACGCTTGTCTTTGAGCTGATCTTAAATGATCTGGTATATGGCACAATCGACACAGAAAATGTCTTAGGATAAGGAGCATTATGGGAGCAAACGCAGTTACCACAGTCCCCGTTTATACGGCAGGCGAAGTCCTGACAGCGGCAGACATGAACATCACGAACTCGGGGATTCCAGTATTTGCAACGACCGTCACTCGAGATGCAGCCTTTGGCGGTGCTGGAGAAAAGACACTCGCCGAAGGGCAGTTTGCTTACATTGAGGCAACGAACACTACGCAATACTACGACGGAGCTGCGTGGCAGCCAGTCGGTACAACCCCGGGCCTTGTGTGTGTTAAAGCGGAAACTGCGTTTACGACTGCATCGACTGTAGAAATTGACAACGCGTTTAGTAGCAGTTACACAAATTACAAAATGTTTGTGCGCTATCAAAATACTACGGCGGCAGACATTTTTTTGCGTATGCGCGTTGGGGGTGTTTCTGCGTCGGGTTCAAATTACAACGCACAAACAGTCACAGGAAGCAGTACATCTGCACTTGCATATCGTGAAGTAAGCCAAACTTCTGGTTATGTTGCCGCTGCGTCTAACGGCGCGTTTTGGTCATCTGCCGAAATATCTATTTTTTCGCCGTATGTTGCAGAACCGACGGTAATTAGCAGCATAAATAATCGTTCCGCTGGCGCATATACGGCACCAGTAAGCAATTTGTTTGTGGCAAACCACACCCTTTCAACATCTTATGACGGAGTGCAAATATTGTTATCGGGCGGAACAATTACTGGAACTTACACAGTTTACGGATACGGAAAAACAGTATGAGCGAATACATAACAAACGACAACGGCGACAACCGACCAATGACAGAAGCAGAAACCGCTGAATACATTGCTTCATTACCAGAATTGAAAGCACAAAACGCAGCGCGCGAAAAATGGGAAGCCGATCAAGCCGCTGCACGGCAAGCAGTCTTAGACAAACTAGGACTTACCCAAGATGAAGCCCAAGCATTGTTGGGCTAAATATGCGGCCCTACTTTTTATGGTTGCCGTAATTTGGGTTGCTAATGGATGCACCAGCACAAGAGTCAACATTGAGCCAAATAGGTGCTTTACGCGGACGGCCTGTGATGTCGCCAGAGGATAAACACGCTCGACTCATCCTGATCGTCGGCATAACGATGTCAATCAGCTTTGCCGCAATTGTGCTGGGCTTTGTGTACGGCCTGCTGTTTGTCAACCAGCCTCTCGAGCAAGCCCCTAACGACGCAGCCTTCATAGACCTACTCTCGACCGTTGTCGTGTTTCTTACTGGATCACTCGGCGGCCTATTAGCATCCAACGGAATAAAAAAAGCCAAACAGACAGGGGCAACAAATGAAAGCCAGTGATAAAGCAATGATCTCGACCTACATCAACAGCGCCATTGCAGCAGCAGTAGCTCTGTATATGTCAGGCAACACCGACCCCAACGATCTGCTCGGTGCAGCCATCGCAGCTGTAGCACCACTATTCATTGGCTATGTCAACCCGAAGAACAAGGCTTATGGCATCGGCAAAAACCCCGAAGCCTAAAGCACCGACGCTCACTGTCGTACCCGACAAACTTGAGCGCCACTATCACAAGTTGGTA